CAACAACACAATTGCTCAAATGCCGCTTGATGTTTCTGCCACTTTTAAAGCCAACCCAAATCCACCCATCAAAGGGGAAAATGTCATCGATGTTGCTGGTCTTGTCACTACTAGTGCTATCCATGTTTGTCCTGCCAACACTTCCGAGTCTTCCCAGGTTGCTATTATCGGACGTGTTCTCAAACCACAACCATTTCATGATGTTACCAAGTTTGATCCTGCTGTCTTCACAGAATTTGAAAATTATGTTATTGAACACATTGACGAATTATTGCCAGGGTTTGGTGTTGCACCTGTTGTTGCTACTGAATTTGATTCGTGGCGAGCTCGGTTTCCTTCTGCTGTGTCTGATGTGTACAAGCAAGCTAACAAAGAAATGCTCATTTTTGATATCAATGAACGACAGTTTGCTAAACGTGGTGGTTTTCTTAAACCTGAGTTGTTGTCCAAATCATCAATCATTGGTGATTGTGAATTTACACCTCGACTCATCCAATCTGGATCACGCCATCATAATGTCACCACTGGTCCTTTTTCTCATGCCTTTTCAAAACGATTGTCCGAAGTTTGGTCTTGTGACAACGAGTATGGTCCTGTTTACACAAGTGGATATACAGCTGATGAGCTTGGTGCGTGCGTTAAACGTTATAATGTCAAACATCCCCATGCCACCATTCTTGAAGGTGATTTTGAAAAATGGGATTCCACTTTACATGAGCGTATCCTCAAACTTGAGGTATGGGCTTTCACATATGCTGGTGCTTCACGCAAAGTACGTGCTGCCATGAAATCCGCTATTTCCACTTATGGGCAAGATAAGTTTGGAAACAAGTTTGCTGTTGATGGCACCCGTCACAGTGGCGACCAATACACTTCTTGTGGAAATTCTTTTCTCCATGGCTCTGCTCTCACCTATGGGTTTGCAAAATGTGACTCAATTGCAACACAACCTGATGGCACTTCACCCCTTTTGTCCCCTGTTCAAATATGGAACAAACACCATTTGTTGTTTCCAATATTGGGTGATGATAATTTTATCATGGGTGATGCCAATTTTCTTGACATTGCGCCCCTCAAACAAGTCATGCTTACCATTGGTCTTGAGCTCGTTCCCAAAAAATTTACATATGCTGAACATGGAGCATTTGCTGTTCACAAAGCCACCTTTTGTTCATCCCGGTTTTATCCCGTTGAAGATACATTTGTTTTGGGACCTTGCATTGGACGTGTTTTGTCCAAAGCTGGGTATTTTGTTAATATTCC